GGATATGGGTGAAACAGATAATAGCGGCATTTACGCCACGATTGACGGACAACAAGTATATGTACCCCTTGCCACCGGCAACCGCCACTACGACGAAATCATGCGTCAGGTCGCAGCCGGTACACTGACCATAGCTGACGCCGACTGATGAGCAAGCCCACCGTCACATCTGTCAAAGCTGAACTAGACACCCATGAAGCGGTGTGCGCTGAACGCTGGAAGGAGACGATCCTTCGGATTAAGCGCATTGAGGCAATCATGATCGGCACTGCTGGCACAACAATCCTGTTACTTGTGGGGATCATAGTTAATGGATGATCCATGTGTTCTTGCTGTTTGTGTATGTAGGTGTTGGTGAGGATAAGCGGCTCACTAGCAATGATATGTATTTTCGCAGTGTTGATGACTGCGTGTACTTTGCCCAGAGACTGCACAAACAAGGCAACAACATCACTGCTTATTGTCTGCCGAAGTTGGTAGATAAAAATGTAAGGACGTACTAATGCTTGCCGAACTCGCCGCAGCCAATGCCGCCTTTGCAGTTATTAAGCAAGCTGTATCCAACGGCAAAGAGATTGCTGCTGCTGGTAGCGCCATCGCACAGTTTGTCGGTGCAAAAGAAAAGCTAGAACGCAAGGCCCAACAGAAGGGCGGCGGCTCTGATTTAGAAGAGTTTCTAGCCCTAGAAAAAATCAAAGAACAAGAAAAGCAACTCAAAGAGTTGATGATTTATACAGGCCGCCCCGGCATGTGGGGTGACTGGCAGCGTTTCCAAGCAAAAGCTAGAGTGGCAAGGCGTGAGGCAGAAGTAGCAGCCGCAGCCAAACGCAAGAAGATCGTTGAAGGTACGATCATCGCTGTGTTTGTGCTGTGCTGCCTAGCTGTTCTGGGTGCCTTGGTTATGTTGATACTGCACCATCAAGGGAGGATATGATGGAAGTGACTATGGAGAGGTTCTTGGCGTGGAAGATCCTGCCAAGGCTTATGATGCTGGTAATGACGCTGATGTATATCCGCGTTCTTGAATGGGGCATGTCTTTGGATGACTTGTCGAATGCACAGTCAGCCATGATATCTGTGTGTAGCGGCGCAATGACCGGCGCTTTCGCTGTATGGTTGGGATCTGAGAAATGAAGACGGTGTGGGTGGTCATACTGGTGACTGCTGTCTCGCCGTTTAACTACAACGTGGCACCGCTTACTGACGCTGATACTCTTGAGGAATGCCATCAAAAGGCCGTCTACATAGAACATGATATCCAGCGCAGTGATAATCAAGAGATGATGTGTATTAGGGTGGATTACGAATGATACAAGCACTCATACCGATTGTAGGCGAACTGGCTAGTGGTTGGCTCAAGGGCAAGGCAGATGAGAAGGCTGCGCAGTCTAGGGTCAAGGTAGCCAAAGCAGAGGCAGAAGCAGAGGTGATGAAAGTTGCCGCTACGCATGAAGCTGGCTGGGAAAAGATCATGGCCGAAGCCAGCAAGGATAGCTGGAAAGACGAGGCATGGACTATTTTATTCATAGTTATCATAGCCATGTGCTTCATCCCCCCGTTGCAACCCTATGTAGAACGTGGGTTTGCAGCGCTAGATACCACGCCAGATTGGTTTCAATGGGCGATGTATGCTAGTATTGCTGCATCATTCGGTCTGAGAGGCATCAAGGGGCTGAAGAAATGAGCTTGTACAGAAACATCCAAGCCAAGCGTAAAAGAATTAAGGCTGGCAGTGGTGAGAAAATGCGTAAGGTTGGGCAGAAAGGTGCGCCAACTAAAAAAAACTTTCAGCAAGCTAAGAAGAAAAAGCGATGAAACGCAAATTTAAGTCTGTCCCTAAGACCAAGGGCGGCGTTCCCAAAAAGTATGTGCGCGGTGCCAAGAACCCCAAGAAACGTGAGGCAGAGATCAAGCGCACGCGCCGCCTGTACAAGAAGGGCAAGCTGACGCCTGCCATGATGGACAGGATTAGCAAGCAGAGGAGCCGAGGATGAGCAAAGCCGCGACCATTGCCAAATACTCCAAGTCGTCAGGCATATCTAAGTCAACTCTTAGTAAGGTGTACTCCAGAGGGTTGGGTGCATACTATTCCGCTGGTAGTAGACCAAAGGTTTCTGCGCATCAGTGGGCTGCTGGCAGAGTACGCAGTTTTGCTACCGGCAAGGGCGGCGCACGCAAGGCTGACGCTGACTTGATCCGTAAGAAGAAAAAGCCTACAGCCAAAAAAGCAGCTAAAAAGAGGAGTAGGGCATGATTGGCAAACGGCAAAAAGCCAAGATTAAAAAGGTGGCCAAGAAACTGCGCGGTGCTTCAAAGGCGCATGCTGGTCAGGCTAAAACGCTTGAGTCCATGATACGCAAGGGTAACGGAAAAAAGAAGCGCAAGGCATGAACAAAGATAAGCTACGAGAAGAACTTGCTGACGATGAGGGCTGCAAGCTAGAAATTTATTTAGATCACCTCGGCCTACCTACGTTTGGTATAGGGCATTTGGTGGTAGAGCAAGATCCAGAACACGGTCAGGCTGTTGGCACCGCTGTTTCTGAGGAGCGTGTGCGACAAGTGTTTGCCTTAGATATCGCCTCAACGCTAGATGAGTGTCAGGTTCTGTACCCAGACTTTGATGATCTGCCGGAAGAGTGTCAGCTAATCATTGCTAATATGATGTTTAATATGGGGCGTCCGCGTCTCTCAAAATTTAAAGACATGAAGGCTGCTGTAGATGCAAGGTCATGGAACTCCGCCGCCGACGCTATGGTAGACAGCCGCTGGCACGATCAGGTACCCAACAGGGCCAAGCGGCTTGTCAAACGCATGAGGGCTTTGTCTGATGGCTAAGACCCCTGCATGGCAGCGTAAGGCTGGCAAGAACCCCAAGGGTGGTTTAAATGCCAAGGGCAGGGCGTCTGCACGCAAGCAGGGCATGAACCTCAAGGCACCTGTAAAGAAGGGTGACAACCCACGCAGGGCCAGTTTCTTAGCGCGTATGGGCGGCATGCGCGGCCCAGAGCGTGATTCAAAGGGCAAGCCTACACGGCTATTACTTTCTCTGCGTGCTTGGGGTGCAAGCAGCAAGGCTGACGCAAAGAAAAAGGCGGCAGCTATATCCAAACGCAACAAAGCAAAGAAAGGGAAAAAGTAATGCCAAGGAAAATGAAAAAGGCAGCAAAGAAAAACGGCAATGGCATGCTTACAGCCAAGCAAAAGACCTTACCACCAGCGCTTCAGAAGAAGATTATAGCATCTAAGAAAAGGAGATCATGATGCCTATGGGAAAAGGAACTTACGGCTCAACCAGAGGCCGTCCACCAAAGTCTGCTGCAATGAAGAAACAAGCAGCAACAGCTATGGCAATGAAGAAAGCCAAGAAAAAACCAAAGCGTATGAAATAAAAAAGGGGGGGATAACCCCCCTAGTTTTGCCACTACTTTTTTGGATGTAGGCAATCTAGGCAGATATCATCACCTGATGCCAAACAAACCCAGTTATCCTCTGCGTAGTCACACTGCTTGCCGCAGTATGCGCAGTTAAACAACATGGATCTTCTTGTAGATTTGTGAGTTTTTGCTTTTGTGGCTCTGCGGTTCTTCTGGGCCAAATTCACGCTCCTTCAACTCATCGACCAAACGCTCTGCTTTCTCTAGCCAAAGTGTGAACTTTGGTGAAGGCACACGCTGCGATACATGAATCATTGTCGAGTGATCTCTGTTCAGAACATGCCCCATCTTGCAGTACGACAGGGTTGTATGATCTTCACACAAGCGCACAAACAGTTGCCGCGCATCTACAAAGTACGCCATACGGCGCTTGCCGCGTAACTCTGCCAAGCTAAAGTTGGTGACTTGCTGCACGATCTCAACAATGTCCAGAGCATCTAACTCGCGGCAGTATTTCTTCCATTCACTTTGGGACATCCTGTTGGCTTTTTGTCTGCCCGATATCACCCTCTCTGATACTGGCACTATCTTTTGCACGTTCTTCCTCCGTTATCATTTCCATCGCTGCCTCAAAGCAACGTGATGCGAACCGCAGCATGTCTTTGCTGTCCATCTTTTTGATGTGGAGACTGCCGTTAATGCTAACGGCAACCCCATCGTTTCTAGGTATTATCAGGAATGGTTGCTGGTGCATCCGTGATCCTTTCTATTTCGGCTTGTGTAATGTACCAACGCCCACCCAAACGCTTGCCCTTGATGATGCCCTTGTGGAGCATCGTGCGCAGCATGTTCACCTGAGACTTACTATCGGTGCCAAAGAGCAACAGAGAGGCCTCACGGGGGCTTAGAAGCGCCTTAGAACGGGATATCTGGGTCATCGTCCTCTGCCTTTGGTTGTGGTGCCGCATATTTAGTGCTGATTGCGTTACCGATTGGCTTCATAGCTGGCTGTGAAATGCCGTCAGCGATACTGTCCTCACCTTCGTACTCAGTAACTCTTGAGATGCGAATAGAGATAGTGCCATCCTCGTTGGCGAACAGGGATACTTGGTGTCGCTGGCCTTCTCTAAAATGCAAATCGGCAGGAACCTTTTGCTCCGCTGAATAAGGCTGCCAGTTGCCGTTGCTATACTGCGCCTTGCCCTTTCCCTCAGTGTTAGGGAATAGCTTGATGTAGGTAACTGTGTCATAGCGTCTAGCCATTCTCTTTTAACTCCTTCATGCGCTTCTGGCATAGGTTTTTGATTGTCTGGAAAATCTCAGGGAACTCTTTGTTTGCGATCTCCATGTACTTCTTTGTGAAGTCTGCGTTCATCCAGTCGGTAATCTGCTTCATGTCGAACTCAGGCAGATAAGACTCTGCTTGCTGTTGCAACTCTTGCAGACTAGCCGGTGGCTGCTTGGGTGGCGGCATGGACGCAATAGCTTCTTCCTTTCTTCCCACGCCATCCATCTCGTTAGCTGAAGCATACTCGCCGCCAGCCAAACCAAGCGATGCCAAGGCACGGCCAATGGCAGATGTCTCACAGTTTTCCAAGGCGCTAGTCTTGTTGACGTTGCCCTGTCCTCTGATCTCTTCTGCCATGCCAGCGCCAATGACAACGCCATCCATGTTGGTAATCTTGGCTTTGACCACGACACGCTGGCCGTCATCTACCAAGATATGTGTATCAACACCAAACTCAGTGCCGTGCATCTGACGCAAAGCCTCCATCCTATGCACGACTTGAGTGTATTTCTTGCCGCCGCGCTGAGTTACGCCATGGCTATGGTTTAACTCAGACACAAGGGCCATGGTTTTCTTCAAGTCAGTCACCGGCTTCTCCCTTGGAAACGCCTAGCTTATCAGAGATAAGATGCACAAACAGCGCCAAACTTTTCTCCATCTCAGCTAGTTTGTTGTTGCTGTCATAGACAGCTTTGTGCAGATCATCGACACGCAGATACAACTCATTGATGCTGTCCTGCATATCCTCGCGGGTCACATGCGGGGTGTATGTATCAACTGGTTCATGCGCCATTGTAAAACTCCTTGTGCCACATCACCATTTGACCACGGCCTGATGCGCCTTTGCGTTTGGTGCCATCAGCGACGATGATACCTTTCTCTTTTAGCTGCTTGTATCTGGCCGTAACGGTGCTATAACCATGTTGCGGCAGGGCTTTCAGCACTTCGTCTGAAATGCACCCTGCTGCACCAAAGAACCAGATTGCATCAGCCACAACACTTTCCATCTCCGTTGCATTGATGCTTTCTGCTGCGTCATGACTGGTGGCCGGATCCTCTCGGCGCACCAGCTTGTATGCAGGAGTGTCAAACAAATCAGTCACCATTTTTCTCTCCATACTTGCTTTCTTGGATGCTGCGCAGCCTTGCCAACATCAAGACTTCTTTGCCAAAAACCTCCAACCCTTTGGCGCTGAAATCATAGAAACCGTCACCCATTTCAAAGGCGCTAGATTGCATCCCAGCAATCAACGTCTTCAACTCATCCTCAGATAAGGTGATGCTTACTTTCGCCTTGGGGCGACCTACTTTATTAGCCATTAAAACCTCCATAGTTGATTGGCTACGTCTACGATACTTGGGCCATGACGCCGTGCGATCTCATTAAAGTCTGGCTGTACGAGGCCAGCTAGGGTGCGCCATGATCCGTTTGCGGCTTTCAGCAGGTTTTGCTTGATCTGCCATGACCGCACTACATCAGCATATGCCCGATCCAAAGCCTCTGGCTTGAGCAAGTCACAGTTGTCTTCGTCCGCTATGTAATAGCCAGACGCAGAGACAAACAGCAGTGACGGTGGTTCACCAGTTGCTTTGCGATAGACAGCTTGCTGCATCTGTTGCTGCGCATTAGGCACAATGCCTTCCACTTTGGGTACACGCCATGAGCGAGTGCCATCTTTTTTAAGTGGGTTGCGCGTAGGTGGCTTGCACTTCAGATCAGTCTGTTTGCCGCCACCGGAATAATCTTGATAGAGCATGATAGGCACATCAATCTTTGGCTCGTCATGCCAGCGTTGATA